TGATATATCAAAGTCAGTTGAGCCCATCCAGGTACCCGAGTAACCGCCGCCGGCGGTAACTTCACCGGTGCCCGAACCGACGGTGATGCCGTCGTCGACCTTTAAACTACCATCCCAAGATGATGCAAGCTGAACAAATGGCTGTCCATATCTAAAATTGTCTTCATAATAATTATATGTTGTTTTCTCACATTGTGGATACTCCTTGTCTCTTGCAAAAGTTAGAGTTTGTTGGATGGTAACTGCATCCGTGCCGTCGTCAAGAACCCTGGCCTCGTCTTCAGACATATGGGTAGTAAATTCAAGCTCTTCTCTGATTAGTTTAACTTGGGTGACTCTAAAATAGTCCCACGGTACATGAAGTCCAAGATACCTTTCAATTTTCCACGGTGATATTACGTATGATAATTTTGAATGTGTTTGTAGCGCTTTTTCATAATCGAAAAAGAAAAACCCTTTATTTTCAACCACAGTATCTTGCCATAAAGTGTTACCTGCTGGGCCGTGCGTATCCCGGGCTGCTCCGCCGTCATGCGACCCCATCGTGTCCATATCTGCCTCCTCTAGCAAGCTTGTTGGGGCGCCCATAGCTCGGTTTCTAACAAAGTTATCGTACCATGACACCCATTCGTCTCGCACCTCATCGCTTTCGCCGGCATAACCGGTACCTGTGGTGGATTTTGTGAAAGAACCGTAAGCACTACCAGCACCTGTGCCGTCACCGTCATCATCGTAAGTGTATGTAGGGAGACCTTCTTCAAGAATGTACTGTGCCATTTCTCCTAGCAGTCCTCTACCTTCAATCGGCATTGTTTTTACGGTCCGTCGCGACATCATTGACCATTTTTCAGGAATATACGAACCACCATCGGCTGTTTCCTTTCCACCACCTACGACATCTCCACCATTACCTGTGCCCCGGGGTGCGGTGTAGCTAACATTTTCAGCAGTCATTCTAGAATCCACTATTTTATTATTAACTACTAATACTTTCTTAAGCTTTGATTGTTTAACTACAGATTGATTTGCGTTATAAAGAAGTTTTTTAAACGCCTCATACATCTTTCCAGAAACTGTGGAGGTGGACTTCTGCATATATGATTTTCTATACAGTTGTAAGCGACGAAGTAGGTCAATTGACTCGCCGTGGTCGCCTAGGATCCGTGACAAATTACTTAAATTTTGTTTTATTTCTAAATTTTTATCAATATATGAACCATATTTATTAAGAATTTGATTCATAGTGCTGACGACCATGGCTTGATTAAGTGGCCGGGAGTCGTGGTATGTGCCGTCAATAGACATAATTGGCTTACCGTCTACTGGGGCGCCTGACGATACGGAGATAAACACCTCTTCTGGCTCATTTGCCACTTTCATGCTGTCTTCTGACGCGCCGGCCCCAGTTAAAATATGTTCATATGTTATATCTCCAAAATTACTATTAAACAAAGTAGAATTCATCTCTCTATAATCGCTAGTTAATGTTCCGGGGTCGTCATTGTCTGAAGCTTGCCATGTCATGTCATCTAATACTTTGCGCCCAATAGTTGCTATTATATAAATTTCGCCGTCATCATCAAGACGGGATGTTATCGAACTGTTGTCTATTTTAAAGTTGATCGGGAGGTTAAGGATTACACCAATTTCATCGCCTTCATTATCGTAAAGTCCTTCTATCTTAACATTGCTACCAGTTTCTTCGATATAATCGGCAAGTTTTATAACATTAAATCGACGGCCGTAGGTAGAGTAATCGCCACTAGAATCTGTTCCTATCCATGCTCTCAGCGTAAATTCGATATACTTGTCCATAAATGAAATTCCGGCATTGAAAAGATCGGCATAGGCGCTTATGCCGTCGTCATTAGAATCAACATAGCCGGTATTGATCGACCAAGAATCATTCCACGGACCACTTGTTTTTCCATATTGCCCCCAAAAGCGATTAAATGTCCAGCTACCCTCAATATCTATTTCTGCCATTTGTTCTTCTCTGGTTGGAACCTTCGAGTGGTCCCACACCCAGTCGGTACCGGTCCAAGTACCTTCGCCATAAGAGTTCCAGGTGGTACTATCATACCAATTTCCATTAAAATACGCGTCTTTCATCTCTTCTATTACAAGAGGGTACGCAGGGTGTTCACTTGTAAACGATGACCAGTACGCCGGCTCCATTGCATAAAAGATCTCTTTCAAGTCTAACCTAGATTCTTTTACTTTCTTATTGATACCGGACCAAGCACTAAGCCAGCTATAAAGATATAATTGATCCAAGTTCTCTCTAAGCCAGCCGGCTATTTCTGCATTTGATTGGGCTGCTTCTTTTGTAAAATATATAGAAAAACTTCCCTCTATGTGGGTGCCGTTGGAAGCTCTCGTAACTAACCTTTTTTCGCCGCTAGCTTCGTCGATCTCATAACCATATGAAATATCTACAAAGTCCACTGTTACCGTGGGGAGTTCTTGTCCCATTGCTCTTTTTGCATCGTAATTTAAGTCTACATTATTTGCCATTTTTATTCCTATTCATCATCTGGTTCACATATCTCTGGTTCTTCAACCGCGCGGCCGTAGATATCATAAAATACTTCTTCATCGTCCTCGCAAGCTTTTGTCGGGTCACATTCAAAGTCTAGATCAATATAGTATGAATCTTTATTAAATAGTTCGGAGCCGCGGCATGCTGCCTTCTGGTCCACTTGAGTATCAGTAAGTACGTCAAAGTAATATTCTACACTAGCGGAAGTTAAGTTTAAAGGATCATTATTCCCAAACATGTGTGTGTCAGGTGCCTCGGGGTACATCATCATACCATCAACAACTTGTGGATTGGTGCGTTCAAAGTATTTCTTGTTTAACGTTTCGAGTTCAATTGAGCCGCTCTCAAAGCCGGACGTAAATCCATGTGTCATTGTTTCGGTTATTTCCCAGTTGGTCCATTGCCATGGCCGTTGGACTATTTTATTTTGAAGCATAATTACATAATAGCTGTCATCTACATCTCTGGCCTCTATATCAAACGTTGGCACGACATCTAGTAAACCACTAGCGCGACTGGATTCTATTGCTGCTACTAAGTTTTCTGCTGTCTCTTGAGTGGTTGAACCAATAGTTACCACGACATAATCTGCGTCGGCGGCGGTGCCATCTGACGAGAATTCGAAGGTAACCTCCCTGCTGTTTCTCCATATTGGTGCATCCTCCGACCCTTCCATCGCGGTCCATCCATCATTTATTGTAATAGTTTCTGTGAACCGCTGGTTTGTTGAGACACTGAGGAATATTTTACCTACTGCCGGGACAGCGGGGACCGTTTCTACTTGGAATACTTCAATATCAAAATTTTCAGTTAAAAGCTCTGTGTTAACCTCTTCAATATATCCTAAAAGGTCATCCTTAACTAAAGATATAACATGCCCGTCTGGAAATACTGGTGTGGATGCTATGGTTTCTGCAACTGTGATTGGGTTTACCCCTTTTGGAGGCTCATGGATTAATTTTTTATATACTAATTTTGTGTTGAGTTGGGGAATCCTTTCTTCTTCGTGGTTTAAATTAATCCTTGTTGAAGAAGAGATGTGTCCCTGTAGTGATGCGTATTTCCATGCCGGCGCACTCTGTTGTGACGGTCCGGAAAACCGTGCGTTTCCGATTGGCTGACCAAATCGATAGATATCTTTTCTTGGCACCTCGTGGCGGACTTCAATGTCGGTGGGAAAATAATTAAGTGTAGTGCCATCACCAGACAACGTTGATTCAGCAATTTCGAGAATATCGATGATTTCTTCGGCGTCAAATCCTGAAAGGGGATCTGTTACTAGATCGTTCAGTTCGCCGCGGAGATCTCCCATATCTTTGCGAATTAACTCGCTCTTATTGGGCGGAGACGTTTCTAATTCGTCAAAACACACAAGGCTTTCGATATAAGCTGTGTTTTCTTTGATTCTCGTGTGGATATTATTCTGTTGCTCTTGAACACCACTGCCGGTCAGTCCAGCATATTGACTATCGTACAGTACTTCTCCATCGTATAGTGTATAATAAACTGGTTTAAAGGCGCCTGTAGATAAGGTGTATTTACCATATGGCGTTAACTGAAAATCAAAAACTTGTTCTTTTTTGTCTATGAATTTAGCCATCAGTTATTATTTCCTCTATTCGTCTTTTTCTTTGCGGGTATTTCCTGTAGCTTTTTCTGAGCCTTTGCATCAGCTAGCTTTTTTGAAGCCTTTTGCCCAGATTCAGAATTTTGTTTTATGTGTGGGTTTGATGGATTTTTATACATTACGTCCACGTCAACCTTAATAGCTTCAACAAAAGACAGGAAGTCGTAAGGCCAGTTGTACGCGACATCATAACCTTCTGGCTGCTTTTTCAATTTTCCAAAAATCTGTGTTGACGCTTCTCTAGCTTGATCAGCTATAAGGTCCCAATATTCTACTTGGCTTCTTTGTTTTACCTTGAAGACCATCCATCTCAAATTATTATTTGATAAGAGGGCGTTGTCATCCAGTATTTCAGTATCGAACAACTCATGAGCTACAGCACTTTTTTGAAAACTCATTTTCTGGTAGTCTCGTGGTGCAAGGTTCTGCCACATATAGGATAAATCGTCTTTATCAAATGTATATTCAAATTCAAAAATATACATTGCCATCGGATTTAACTGAGGGTTGCTAATAAAATCAAATTGGGGAGGTAAAACATATTTCTTCATTTTTGATAACATGTCTCCAACAGATTTGCCGGCCTTTGTTGAGGCGCGTAAGCCTTCAGAATCACGAGTTAAAAGTGTTTGCTTAATTCCAATAAACTTCTTTTGTGCTGTTAAAGTTTCTGAAGTTGATGCCGCTGAGTCTGGTACCTCAGGTTGCTCTATTACATAAGGTATCGCGACTACAGCTTCTCTGATAGTGCGAGACTCTGCCACTTCTCCCATTCTAACACTGCTGTTGTTTCGATCGAAGCCGAAAAGCTTAGCTAGTGACTTATATTTATTCCCTTGCGAAAATCTTTCTTTGCCGGATGGGACAGTATAATTGTTATATATACTTGAAGAGTTAATTACAGCCCAGTGATTGTTAAGCCAGTCGGAAGGAATTTCCCCGATTGATAGGAAAATTCCTCTATCTGGCCCGGGCGGGGTTTTTCCAAATTGATGCCACATGCCGCGTGGTACCGAAGATGATCCGTAGAGCGGTATAGTTAAGTTACCCGAACCACTAGTAATTGGATGTAAACCTACATCTCCAAAGTCAAACATTGGTGTTTCAAATTTTGGCTGAATAATCCATTTTGCGCCCACTATTTCGTTGGTTTGGGCGCCGCCGGCGCCAACTTGAGTTTTAAATACTCGCTCTATACCAAACAAGTTGAAACTAGCGCTTAGCTGCATAGCATTTAGATTAACGTGGTCTCCTGCGTATGGCTCACCGGGGCCCTGGCTGGGTCCATGCAGTGAAGAAGGCCCACCTGGAATTAAACTAGTATAATAAGCTGTGTTAGATGAGCCGCTGGGGGCGCCGGCGTCGGCGCGCCAATAATAGACTTTTGTTTCGGAAAGAATCTTCTCTAAATCATAACTGATAGAAGCACTTGGTCTGAAAACCAAATCTGCCCACGCTTCGCCGTGGTAATAAGGAGGGGTATACGCCCAATTATAGCCATCGAAACAGTCCACCGAACCAGAAAGCCCTAGTGAGCCGGTATTAGCAGCTGCGGATGAAGCCCAAAAACGACCTGAAAGAGGTGGACCAAATGCTGTGGGTCTGCTGTACATTGTAAAGTTTTCTCGGTAGTCTGGGCTTCTTTTCGGATCTTGAGGAATAGCATATGAGCTTTCTTGATAAGCCCCAAAGTTGTCTAATGTTCCAACTGCAAAAGATGTGCTTGGGTCGTCTGCAATAAATGTTTTTCCACCTAAATTAGAGAAAGCTGCATGATTACCCGTAGAACCTGAATCATTACCATATGTTCGGGCGCCGCGCATTGAGCGCCTCAATACAATACGTGCGCCAAAGACTTCGCCTTCGCTGAACTTGATATCCGGTGGTACGACGTTTGATTCAAGGTTAGTGTAATCTCGGTCTCTTAAGAAGAAGTTGCCGACTTCTCCAAAAAAGTTTGCGGACATCTTAGTGTAGGTTCCGTCCGTGTTCCCAGCCCACGAGGCTGTGGCAGCCAATGAACACGATGGGTGAGGCTCCATATCAAGGAGATACTTATCTCTGATAAACGGCGCGGGTTCAATAATAGCTTCAAAAGGTATACGGTGATCAAAATATGAGCCTTTAAATCTGCCAGTAGTATCATTATGTTGCCCTGTATTTGTTGTCAGGGCCCAATTATCTGGGGAGTAGCCTTTGCTCGGACCTTCAGCTTCGTAATTAGTATGAGCGCCACCAAACGGTTGGCGTACCATTCTTTCAGGATCTGTAACAACTGGGTAATCAACTGCAAGTCCAGATTTTATAGAATTGTAAAGAATGCCTGGGGCGAATAGAGGTGCGATGACGGGGCGGAAAGCACTGCCAAGCCATTGGTATGCGTTTGTGCTTCCGGTAATACCATCCTTATAATTTGTGTCTAGGTTGCCGTTGCCCTTGGTAATAATCGGGGTGGCAAATATGCCGGGGCCATATGAGCGAGAAAATTGTGAAACCATGTCCAGCGTTCTCTGTGCTGGGTAGAATCCCTTATATGGATTAAACCTGATGGCGGCTTCAACCGTAAGTTTAATTTGTGTTAAATCTAGCATAGACTTGTTTTTAATATTCACAAAGTCTTGTAAGAAATCTGAATTTGAATAATCTTTGTAGAATGAAGCGGAGGTGCTATTAATGCTGGTTCCCGGAATATTGAATGTGTCTACAGTTCCCGGATTTAAAGCGCCAAATCTCATATAGTCTTCAACATGATCGCTAATCCTAAATTCGGGTACTGTTGAATATCCTCTAGCTGCTAATTTTAAGTCGGCGTGGAATGCATCATAATTATTCCACCACGGATTTGAAGCAGATATAATATAATTTGGGACTGAGCCGGAGTTTAAAATAATTCCAGCGCCGGTTGGTGCCTCCCATAACGCTTCGCCGGAGAAAGGATCAGATGAACTGAGGAACCTAAACTCATTGATTCCAAAAGCGCCGGATGTGTGAAGCTTGGAGCCCATCTTGCCGGCGGCCGGCCCAATAGGTAGAGTTCCAGTCTCTGGGATGTCTAAGCCGGAAGGTGCCACTACAGATCGTGGAGAACCTAGGATGTGCTTTCTGGAATACAGGGGGGACAGTGTAATATTCGCCCAACGAGGATAATATTGGTGGTCGGGGTCATTGGGAGAGTATCGATAACGATCTGGGTTGCTGCCGCCGGTAGAAGAGGTTTGGTCAGCATAAATATATTGACTAAAAGTGTTCTGAAGTTCGCCGGCTTTACCATGTCCCCGTGGACCTGACAAGTGGAACCCTGAACCAGATTTTTCAAAGCGATATGGTTCTGTGCGCGTGAGGAAGTGTTCTGGTGCATCTAACGGCCACACACTTTGAGATGGGGGGAACCCGCCGGCTGGTGATGATCGGACTCGGCCTAGCCCAACTCCAAAAGAGTTGGGGGTGCCTGCACCATTTCGGGCTGCGGCATCTAAAATAACTCGATCTGTATTTGAGTTGCGCCAGAATTTATTATCATATCCAATTCGACCAGCAGATCGTGAAGTGAACTCGTTGCGCATGGATGGGAAGACGTTTTGGGAATAGATAATCCAGTTTGGCCGGAAGCCGGCATTTGACGTCATGTCAATTGCACTATACAGCGGTGTGTATACGCTATTTGGGTTTGGAGATGCTAGATTGTTTAGAACGCGTTCGTTGAAGAAAATCTTATCATTAGTGTGTGCTGTTCGGAGGGTTATATTATTTCTTTTTCCGGCTGCAGCTTGAAATTTGTTAGAGTAGCCGGCATCGTAGTTGATACGTGAAGTCCGGCCTTTCATTGATACCGGTGGTAAGCTAAAGTTATAAAACCCTTGAACTCCACCAGTTACTGCTGACAACTGGTTATTTTTCATCTCCTCAATCAAGACAGGGCTATTAAAGCCGGCGCGCCACATACGCCACGTCCAGCCATAGGTTGCCTCGCGCCGAGAAAGCAGAAGGTTAAGATAAGACGCGCTAGGGATGTTGGTAGTGTCGTTGAAGGCTGCATTCAAATAAACTTCTGCGGCGGTGGCGGAGTCTGGGAATCCTATGGTATTCTCAGTACCACTTACTGCATCAAGCGTAAGAGTGTTCAGGCGGCCGACTGGTTGGAATCCGCCGGCAAGTGCCGCGGTTCCTTTTTCGTCGCTCGCAGAAACAAATGAGTAGAAAGGCTCATAAGTGGTGGCGGTTAGTTTTCGGAACTCACGGTCTCCGCCATATGTTTTTTGATAATTAAAGTAGTTTATACTGTTAGGATCTGTTACAGAACGAGCGATCCAATTATATTGAATATCGGACTGAGGAATCTGGTGTTGGACGTTATAATTGTCGTAGCGACTGGCTGTTCCGTACGTGCCGTCGGCTAATATTTGGAGTCTTTTCTTAATGTTTCTTTGTATCTTATATCTTGCAGGATCTTGCGTATAGGTTGCCCCGGGCCCACTAACGTTAGATTCTATTAAACCATATTTACCTACGTGATATATCGCCCGTATTGCACCTTCGGTAAGGGTCTCATTCCAAACCGCAATATCTGCCAAGCTGCCGTCCCAAGTTCTAGCGCCGGTGGAGTTGTTGCCAATGAAACAGTCTTCTGTGGCAATGCCGGAATAGGTTCCAGAGGTGGCGCCAGTACGAGTCGCGGGGATCCTTAGTCCATTAAGATACAAGACTGGATCATTACCTATATCGTTAGCATCGTATGTGACTGCAACGTGTGACCACTCGTCTAGAGGAAGTAAAGCAACACTCTTAGCATACACGCTGCCTGCACTCCACCTCGCAGAAAATACTATTTGCATCGTTGAATTAGTAAAAAGTGCAATATCTTGTGCGCCAAAATCAAGGATACGCCCAAAGTTATTCTCTCCGGGGCCCTCGGGATATACCCATGTCGCAAATGTCATTTTTTGAGTAGAACCACCGCCGGTATCGTTTCCAATGAGTGCATCCCAAGTCGCAGCTGAAAGGATATTCGTCGCGTCGTCAGTTGCATCAAATGTGCAGCTTCCGGTTTGAACGTAAGTTGAAGGATATCGTGTAGTTGAAAACGCAGGTCTGTTGGCGGCGGCGGCAAATGTTCCGTGGCGGCCGTTTCCGCTTGAATCAGTTGCATTCCCAGCCGAAGAGATATTTGTGTTGAGCCTCCACCATGCTTGCAATTTTGTAACGGGTGCACCAGAATAAGAGTATCCAGACAGCCCATATTCTATGGGCCCACGTGTAAATAAGGGAGACATGGCGCCGGTGAGTCCGTATGCAGCAGGCGTTCCTGATACTGGGGTGATGTCACTGTTTGTTACTGAATCCCTCCCGAAGCGTGCGGAGTGGCGGGCGCGGTGGGCGTACTCTCCAATATCTTTTCCATGAAGGTCAAACAAGCGGATACCAGGCGTAGCTGCCCCAGTTGCTTCTGAAATAGTGCCGCTTGGCATCTGTGAGGTGCGTGAGAATCCTAAGTTTCTATAGCCAACTGTATTATAAACAGAATATTCATTTCCTCTAATATCCCTATAGCCGACACCCATAGTTTGTACACTTCCTGGATTAGAGAATCTGGTTGTGATTATTTGTTGGTTCTGTGTTCCGGTAAGGTACCCTACTGAATAGTCAGGGAGAAGCTGCTGGTGCCCCTCAGCTGTCCTTCTAACGTCCAGGTATGTTCGCATTTGGGTTGCGTATCGGGTGGAGCCAGTAAAGGCATTGTCAGGCAAATCAGGCTGATTATCAATGAAGTGCCGTGGGTTTGCATATGTACCAAATGAGTGCAGAACTTCATATTCTTGAGTATAGTTTCCAAGTATTGTGGAGCCAGTGCGCATCAAAATGTTTCTGATGTTGACGGGACGTTTGGCAATAAAATCGCGGTAAAGATAGGCTTTCTTTGAGCCGGTCATTGGATAGGGAGCATCGCCCTCGTTATTGGCTTCTGGCCATGGATAATCTGGGCCAACGACGCCAATGGCGCCGGGAGGACCTATACATGAACCCAATAGAATGTTAAATTGTTCTGGGCGGGTATGCCATGTGTCAGTTGCTTTAAAGTTAACTGCTATATGTCGTGACTGTAAACCGCCTACTGCGTACTCTGTGAATGGTCCCTGCAAAGGTTTCTCCTTAGAGGGTCCGTAAACATCGTTGTGGATATTAGTTATATCTAAGTTTGCACTAACTCTCGTTCTAATCTGCTCGATGTAACCGCCGCGTGCTGAAGAACTCATTATACTGAATGGGAAAGCTACTGTTGACTTAAGGTTTTTATAGCCTTGCCCCAACTCCCAGTCTCGACCATGTTGTACCTTGTAGACGCGATGGATTTTCTTTATAAGATTTGCCGGCTCATCAACATTAATAAAGTCAGGAGTTTTTACATAGTCTTCTGGATCTGCAAATAAAACGTTTTGAGGGACGAAAACCCCACCCTCAGTGTTTATAGGTCCTGCGGGCCATACTGCCGATCTAGCAAAATCTAAGTTTTTCTGTGGAGAAAAATTAACACCCCCCTGGAATGTTGATGAGGATATTGTTTGCCCTTCTGAAGAATAAGCTTCTATTTTATATAGTCTATTGAATGCGCGCTGGGCATATCGTCTTGTTTGGTATTGCCCTGCGGTTGAGGATGAGACGATCGTTGTTGCTTGTGCAAGCCTTGGGCTTCCTACTACAGTTTTTCGTATAGTTTCGCGCTGGGTGTCAATGGTGCTGTCGCCTGACGTAATCTCGGGTGCACTGCGTTCGGCGCGAGCTTTCCAATAAAGCTCATGTTTGTTCGTTGGCCGCGGTGATGCTGCTAGTGTTGAGCGTCCCAAGCGAGCAGAGTATGTCAGAGGGTCAAGACCAGTTAGGGCGCCCTGGACGTCTGGGTCTACGAAGTTGAGTGTAGGAAAGCGACTTTGATATTTTGGCCTCTCTAGCACATGTGGCTCAACCACATTCAAAATGTCATCAACAAATTCAGCAGAAACAGGAACAACTTGTCCTATAATAGAGGTTATCGCGTCATCAAACCATTTATAATAATTGAGATATTTCTCAACCTGTTTGACTTTGTTAACTCTTCTAAAGAACGTTCTACGCAAAGCTTCTAGTGATTTATAGCGATCTCGGTATCTGTTTACTGGTGCGCCGATGACTGTATTAAAGTCCACTACGCCAGCAAAGAAGTCCAACATTTCTTCAGAAATTGCGTTGTAAAGGCTCTTCTCGATTGTATAAACATAATTTGGAACGAATTCAGTGGGCGGGTACATCCTATCTTCGTCATCGAAGATGGTAATCATATCCGACGACACTACATGCTCTGGGTTTATGAACCGGTATGAGTTCATAGAGCGTTTGTCTATAGCATTCGCAGAAGAAGCTTGGAAGCCGTAACCAAAACCAGCGTGTAGTTTCTTGGTAATTTTGTCCATCCAGCTGTAGCCGCCGCGCGGCCGCGGGGTACCGGGAGCAGCGGGGTCATATAATACAGGCATATATGAGCCAGAGCTAAAGTCTTGCACCAAGAAATTGCCTGTACCATCGGCGCCAGTAACATTTAAGAAATTCCAGTTTAGCGCCAGGGTGTCCGAATTAAGAATTTGTGCGTCTGGGGTACCTGTATCAAGCGGCGAAAGCGGGAACATGGAACCAGAAATTCCAATGTTCTCCACATCCAAAGCATGTACTTTTAAGGTAGAATCTTCAAGATATTTTGTCCAATATTTAACAGAAGGAATCAACACATCTGATTTGTTGACAATCGCTCCCGTAAGGTTAGTGCGCAATGCGCCAACATAAAGTCTTTTGCCTGAATACAGCATCTTCTGACCAACTGCTTGGGAGATTGAAGAGCTTACTTTGAACGTGTTAGCGACAGTATCGTTTATTGTGTTAACGCCGTAGAATTCTACATCATAAGTATAACTGCCGGTTCCTTCAACAAAGGCGGTAGACGTATTTACGCTCGGCTTCAGTCGAACTGAAATATTCCACTCTTCGTTATCATAAACGTTTAGGAACGTTGAGCTTGTCAATATTGGGAAAGGCTTGGCGCCGGAGGCTCCAGCGTATTTCGATTCCAATACAAAGTAAGCGTCCTTAGAGTATGGCTTTGTCCTAACGGCGGTGACTTGGAAGTTAGCGACGTCTGCGTTTGAGATGCCAGCAAAATTATTAGCAAATGTAGTATCTTCGCCAGTGAGGTTTTTTCCCGATTTGACACTGGAAAGTACTGTGGCAGCACCAAACAAAGATGAACTAATGAAGTCTCTGCCCGTAGTATTGTTTACCATATCAAAGTGTGGGAAAACAATATTAGCTTCTGCAGTGAATCCATATTTTAAGAGGTTTACGGCTCCCGTAATATAGCCCTGCGATGGGCCGTAAGCAGCTACGGAGCTAGAATATTGGTAGATGACTGCGTTGGTGTTTGAAGATGTATTAAAATTAGCACAGTTTTTATGAATAAGGGTTTGTTGGACGTTGTTATGTAAAGTAAATTCTTCTCTATTACTATTGATTGTTAGTCTCAGAAGTTTTTCGTCAATATTGAAACATCTAAAGATGTTTTTAATGGCTTTTTCAGTACCCTTTGACTTATAAATTGCTGTAAGGTTATTATAGAGATTGCTGTAGATTAAATTCTTGGTGTCGTGTAGATCACCTTCAAACAGTGTAGTATCGTCTCTATTAATGAATTTCTCCATCACAGAGGCGTCTACAAACAATTCAGGAGAGTAAAGCCCCAAAGACTGTGGCAAATGTTCTGCGAACGGAAAGGGCTTGTGTGAAGCGCTTGTATAAGTAAGGTTCTTTAATCGTGATATCTGTGAGATTTGTAGGTATAGTTTATCAAAGTACGCGCCGACAATGTGACACATGTTCTGTAAATCTGAGTCGACTCCAACTTCTTCATCATCTACAATCCAGCCGGGTAGTAAACTTAGCATTGACGAGTTGTTGTTTAGGTCGTGGTATTGCCCTTTGTCTACTAGCGATTTTCTTAAGGATATAATATCCGGGTGGTTTGGACGGATAATCGGGTCTTTAAATTCTTTGGTGGCTGCTGAAGCAGAAACAATAGCAGAGCCAACGTTTCTAGCACCTGCCGTATATCCAGTCCACACACCATTTGTTACGCGGCCAGCGTAATCTAAGACAGATTTATCAACGCTTGAATTGCCGGTAATACCTTCATTGAATTTATAGTAAACACCCAAAGTGGTGTTTGAAATGTCTGTGTTGGTGCCGCCCTTAATTTGGGTGAAATAGTTTGTTCCAATCTCGCGCGAGGATCTCGTTGTTTTCCAGAAGCGGAATTCGTCGATAGACCCACTAAGTCTACCTGCACCGACTAAGTTTTCCGGACTCGTCAACGCAGACGATGACGGCGCCGTTATAAGAGCACCTATATGCGCTCGAAGTCCCGCTTTCCAAGTAGAGCCATCAACTTGGTTTGACGGTTTTGGGTTGATCTCTCCTAGCCCGGTGGCGATCCCAGTTTTAAGTGTTGTTTCTTTTTGGATTCCACCAGTTACAAAGAATTTAGCAACGAGGCTACTTCCAGAATTCTGAATTGTAACCGCGTAGTGGTTCCACTTTTGAAACTCAGCTGTTGTAAAGTTATCTGAGATAGTGGTTTCAAAGAATCCAGACGCAGTTTGGTTCGTGGCGCCGTCAACCCAGGGAGTTGTACCCGATTGACAGGTGAGAGTAAAGAACCTGTCTGCTGTTATACTAGTGCTTGCAGCTTCAAGCGCAAGTGTAATTCGTCCGTAATCAGCACTTGCAGAGGGAGCACCATTCCACATGTCAAAGACAACTTTTTTCTGGCCCCAGGTACCGTAAGGATCTGCACTAATATTGGAATCTTGGTCTAACCAGAATTCAATTGTAACTCCGTCATCAAAATTTGATCTTAAATTAGACTGGCGAGTACCCTTTCCATAGTCTGATGGAAGTCCATCATTTTTGTATAAATTTGTATCATAGACATTGGCGTTATTGATCTGATCGTTGTACTTATTTATTGATAGATCTTTAAGAGCAGTACTCGTGACACTTCCTGTGCCTGGTCCACCATAAAACTTTATGAACTCTCTGTCTGTGGCGTAGTATCCATACCCATCCAGAATATTATCTGGTGTTGTATTGACATAGTTTATTCTTGCGTAACCGTTTGTGCGAGGATAAAGATTATCAAGAATATAATTCTCAATATCGAGACTGTCATTAGTAAACTTATTTACTTCGGTGGCCGAGCCATCATAAGGATAATAATCCAGGATGCGAGTAAAGGCAGACTTATAATATAGAATAGCCGAACCAAATCTTGCGAATTGTTCAGGGTTATTATAATCTATCTGCGGCTGAAAATGTTCCTGCTTTATCCGAAGTTGTTCTAGATTTCTAGAAGATTCTACTTCTTCAAAGGCATCCTTAGAATTTTTTTCTGTCAGATAGTTTCTTGATTTCTCGGTGGAATCAAAAAGCTTCTTAATACTCATAGTTCTCTACTCTAAACTTAAAGGTCTGATCCTGCTCTTGCCAGCTTTTAAGCTCTGGATCATAAAATGCAAACTTAAATGCGTATGCATATCCCGGGTCGAGCAGGGTCATGTCAAAATCAAAATAATTTCCGGACACATCGTAGGATAATCCTGTCGCATATTCAGAACCTGTGTAATATGGCACAGCATTATAGCTGTCCATCACACGATAAACGCGGTAGGATGCACTTGCGATCGATGTAGTCGCTGGATCAGAATTCGCTTTGGTATAAATCGTTGGGTTCCAGTTCTTTTCGCGAATATACAAGTTAAATCTCGCGTTCTGTGTTGGTAAGTAAGAGTTTTGCAAGTTTGTAATATTGCAATAATAAATTGGTTCGCGTGTGTTTGTTTGTCCACCAAAAGTATTTGGACGAAACGACGCTGTAACAAACTGGGTTGATCCCAGAGCGGGGGTGTTTTTGCCATCATGCCAGACATCAAAGATAGTCTGAAGAGGCGTATTGGCTGCTGTAATCGCCACAGAACACGAATAAATGCCCGTGGCCGCTCTGCTAGCCGTGACTGCATACTTGCCCCCTGAGCCGGCACCAGGGTAGTAGAGAAGTATTGCGGAGCCAGTGGCGTCGGAGTTATCTGATGAGCCAGAATAAAAGCTTACAAGCAGCTTATTGTCTGTGAGTCCGGGAATATCAACCAGGCGGCCGCGTACATAGTTGTATAAATAAAGTGTGTTTAGGTTTTGACCGCTTGGCGCGAGAGAGCTACTGTAATAGAAGTTTGCTCGGTCATCTCGTTTAATAGAGTTCCAACGAGCTTCGATAGTGGGTTTCTTAAAGTAGTATTGGGTACCTCTTGCAAAAAATCGTTTGGTATAATATGAAGTTAGGGCGCCATCGGTGTTCTGTAAAGATGATGCCGAGAGAGAAGCGTACGGTGGTGAGCCCCCAGGCGTTGGCGATGCATCATTCCCATCGGCTGTAGAAAAATAAGCCTCGTAGCTCGACGAGAGATGAACCCCTACACCATAATTATCGATTCCAGCGGTGGCACTACCTGTCTCTGCAGCGATCCATTCTTCCACTAGTCCAGTAATATCAATTTCTAAATCTTCTAGTCCACCACCAAACGTTTGTGTATAAATAAATTGTTTCATGGTTGCAGTCACCCCAGAGCCCTGCCAGGATCCCGTTTTGTAAGAACCCCCGATTGATGCAGCGCCGGCAATATTTTTCCATGTAGAAACCCCAGTAGAACTAGAACCGGCATTTAACCAGTTAGCTCCCATTTTTCCTTTGGTTTCATCACGATAGTTTTCTAAATCAAGTCCGTTTCCTTCTTGCCAGGATTGAGAGACAGGTAGTACTACAAGTTTATAATCTCTTGGTACAGTTTTAGAAGTTTTCGCGTTATATAATTTAAGATAAAAGCTTATACTACCGGATGCTGGAATTTTGCTAGCGTTTCTATCGGAGGCGATGCTCGACACTGGAAACTGTACTAACAATCGCGACAATTCCTGGGAGGCTCCGCCCTTGAAAAGGGCTGAACTGCTCGGCTGCTGGCGGCCGTAAATGGAAAATACTTCCATAACATCGGCTCGACCCATATTTGAGCCAGTGCCACGAGTTGTTAAATCGGCTTTGAATGCGTTGACAATTGTAGTGTCTGCGCTTGCAGTGTAGCGACGAATACTCATTATCTCACCCGACCTACGATATCAGTCTGGGGATATTTTACTTCCACAATAGCGTTTTTAGGTACAACTAGGTAGCCTCCGTCTGGCGAAAGATTTGCATTAATATCAATTGTCACGCTAGAATAATTCGTCCCCGTCTTATTGACTAATTTCACTTTCAATACATCAAGGATACCGCTGACCTTTTTTAGTTCGCTATAGACATCACTTATGTAGATTGGCTCCCCGATATAATAGCATGTTTTGTATTTGTCTTGTAGGGAGTGAACAGCTCTTTGTAAGATATCGTATTTGTTAGCACCTGATTCAGCCTTAACTACAAACTCGATGCCCAGATTAATGATATATGGATCTAATATATCAATTGTATCGTTAATCATTCTATATTGGTTGAGCCACGTTTTTAAATTCTTTTTAATTGTAGAGTTACTTTGTATCAATTTTCCAAATGGTCCCTCTGATATGATATACATATTTAGATTTCTTTTTGCTGAACTGGGGTCGCGCTGGATTGAGCACCTCTTAATAGAACCAAATTTCCCAGGCATTCTATAGGCGACGTTTTCGTAGTCAGCTTGGGTTACTGCCCTGTTCTGTGTTGGGAAAGTATCAAATATTCTTAGCTTAAGCTCATTAGTATCTGGAGTATCAACATCTCCTGATATTGGAATCTCATTCGACACCTCAACCGATTCATATACTGCGGCCATCTTTGCAGTTGTTAATAGCTGAACGTCTCCAAAGTCTAGTTTAGCATCAACAACCTCACTTAGCATCCCTGTGGCTAAATTTGAATTAGCCGGGTTTGTGGCTCGATAATTAACAGTCAATGTGGTCTGGCTAGGCACAATACCAAAGTTTTCATTTTTTGACAATCTCGTTGGATCAAAAGTTGTATCAACAACGTAGTCTTTCCCAAAAACGTCCATTGCTACAGTCTGTGGATCGGCTACAATATTAGTTTCCCCACTTTTTCCGCTTCCAAATTGCAGGAATACATTGTTCCTCTCATGTTGAACAATAAATTTCCGTGATACCAAATATGGCTTTAAAATAGAGGGGACATTATCATTTTTAAAGTTAGAATTCCCCATCTCCTTATAAACCATATCTTGTGCTAAATAATCAACTTCGTAGTATTCGTTTCCATCTGAGTCATAGACTGAAATGATTTCAGATATGTTGGGGGCTGTCAACCGCATGCGCTTGAATTTCTCATAAGCGCCAACATTTAATGTATCACTTCCGAAATATCCCGACACTACCGTTCCGTAGGATTTAATCGCAAAATGTGTTGGGGCTCCAGTAGTTTGATCAGTTCTACCAATAACTATTGGATTTTTACTATTAGCAAAATCAACATTTTCAGTTAGTACATAGCTTAGTCCTGTTTCTGAGGTAAAGCGGCTTCCCTTCTTCATAGTTGGGATGTATGCACGGTCTGGTCCGAGAGCGATAGCGGAAGCAGGCACCATGACGTATAGAGCTACTGTTCCGAAAGTGGAGGGGCGGCCGGTATATTTGTAGCCCATAATTCTACCGTGTCTTACCACATTATTGTATTGGTAGGCGGTATCTAAAAAAGATTCGTTTACATTGTAATCTAAGTAAAAAGAAAGTTGGTCTCCAACATATGCAACCGCGTCCACCATCAATGCACCAAAGGATGCCTCACTAAAATCTTGAAAGGAATCGGGGTAAAACCGCTCTGCGATTTGTAATAAATCCGAACGAATCGATTCGAATTCTCGGTTAGTATAGTTTATAGGAACTATCTTTTTTTGATTATCTGGCATTAAAAAACCCTCATTTTAAATAGTGATTTGTAGTAAATCAGTAGCACCTATATTTGGTATTGTAAATTTAATTGCGATACCAAGTTGATTTGTGTCGATACGAGATTGATCGAATGATAGCCCTATTATAGATACTACCGGTAAATATTTAGCGACTTGCTCACGAACTTTCGCGTCTATTTCAGCTAAAGTGCCTTCGTGGAAATTCTGAAATAGGTATGTTTTAAGCCCTACACCAAACTCGGGATCCATTATTCTTTCTCCAGGTACTGTCAAGATAAGCATCTTAAGATTCTGTCTGACCAGGGTAGTAAATTTTTTATTCATTACAAACCCGTCGTTTGAATCTCTACGTAAGGGAAGGGCTACACTAAAAGAAGACATTGTTTGTTCCTTATAATAATTATGTTCTTATTTATTTTTTGGAACATAACTTACCATCTGCATTATATGGACTGCTTCTCAAGCGGCCGCGCTGCCACCATGGGAGCATACCACCACCGGGCACTGGGAGGAGGGCGCCTCGCAAGTTTTTAATAAATACAGATCCAGGTGAATCATCACCAGAATCTCCAGGTTTAAAGTCGCGGGAGTAATAATAGCTTTTAAATTGTTGTTTAATTCGGCTGTTAGAATTTCTCAATAGTTTTCTATCCCAACTATCCCACTCAGTAACAAACATCGCATCAAAATTAAAGAATCCGGGCTGTCTGTCATCATAATGTTGCCAGCCTTCGTTTCCACTCATATCATAGTCTCTAACCCATCTGACAGTCATCTCAATAGGATCATCACTACCAAACAAAAAGTCCATGAATTTAGAGCCGCCTGAGTTGTTGGGGTAATATTTTTCTTCTCTTTCTCCGAAGTCAATAAATGCGTTTCTTCCGGGTTTAGATCGGGCGCCCCATGAACGGCCTTCGCCGCCGGAATATGAGTCTGTGTCCCACGTGGACGTTTCTTTGCCCGGGCGTTTACCATCGATTGCTTTTCCAACGCCGTCGGGTGGAACAACTCCATAGGTTGCTTCGTCAGCGGTCCCATGAATAAACGGAATCCATTCTTTCCATTTGGATCCATCGCGAAGAATTGCCTTCAAAAAGAACCCCATTACGCCCTTGGCTTCTCCCGAGGTAACGGGGGTGAATTGATTGTAGTCGCCGTTTCCTACAGTTACTTCGCCAATTGCTGACAAGAAACCCATGTCATTATAAATCGCTAAAGTACTTAATATTTTAGGAATCGGAAAGATATATCTCATCAATAATTTATAAACCGGATCTTCTTTAAGCATGTAAATCAAACACCACAGTATTTTGCTGTCGGCGCCGAATGGTTGGAATTGTCCGATAGGCAAATCTAGTGCATCGACTTCAACACTAGTTACAGCAATCTTGTTTCCATTGTCAACATACGAAAATTCAATTCCCAACCTAACTCCTAATTGACCCTTAATACCCATAATCTTGCCGGCTGCATTTTTGACTGTTTCCATTGTGCCGGGATAAAATTCTGACAGTACAGCTGCGTTATCATTTGCTTGAACGAGGGTTTTGGCTGCGTCGTAGGTCATTTTTTGACCATTAACGCTTACATATTTCTCTATTGCATACATGTGTTGCGAGCCAGGGCTAGCGGCTCCATAATCAGCGACATCTCCGAAGCCCATCACATTACCACCGTCAATCACAGTATGGAAATCGTTAGGTCCACCAGTGTCTTCGTCTCTGGCGGCTGCTGAGCCGTCTTTGTTAAAGGTGCCAGATTCTTTTCTAGTCGTAAGTGGAACACGAGTTCCCATTCTTAAAATATCGCCCATCGGCACTAATTCATCGTGTGGGGAATCGCTGTGATATTCACCCGCCATGTAGGTAACGTCATTGGAATCGTCCACATGACCATGGTAATACCCAACGTAACTATCGCCCACCTCAGCTTCGCTTTCGGAATCATTTTTCTTGCCAATAACATATGTGCCGCCACGTGTATAAAACGGACCTGGCCATGAGTTGCCAGTCTCGGAATCCACGTATTCAGCATCACCGCTACCGAGGCGGCCGGGTGGCATTGGTAAATCATCAGCGTATTCTACAATCTTAGGAGAAAAGACATGTAGATTTTCTCCGCCGGCGGTCAATCCTGAGCCAATCTCTAACCCTGTCGCCACTCGGCCACCGGTGGTGTCCGTATCGTATTGCCCCATCAACATCCACCAATCAAGATCCCAGATCTTAGTTTTAAATCCAGCAACCTCTAAGTTTTCATTAAGTTTGTTTCCCATTTCTTCTAGCTGCATGCTAACTAATTCTTTCAAGACGAGCTTCGCGTCTTCCTCGGTTGCTCTTACAAATTCAAGGTTTTTATTGCCGCGGAAACTTGATAGGGATTCTAGTGTTCCTGCATCACCGGTGGCTTTAGCTCGGCGGAGGTCCATACCCCATGGAAAATCATAAGTTTCTTGACCATTATTGAGTCTTTGAATTGCTCGAACTACACTATCAGGCGGATCTACGATCTCTTCCGAATCAAGAAGATAGCCATAGTATTGCACACTCATCTCCAGAAACGCATACCAGAATTCCTCATCTTTAAAAGTACTGAAGTATTCCCAGAATGCTGGCTGTGCGTCCTTAAATCCTTCTTCCATTTGCTCTACAATATAAGCTGAGTAGACAGAACTATAATTCTCTGGGAATTTAGGTGTAACCAACGAGAAAGTTGGTATTGCCTTAAGAAAGTGGGTGCTAGCATATATTCTTACTGCTGCTTCAATTGTTCGCTGCAAACCAGCTTTTGCGGTCCTAGATAAAATTCTGTTGTAAGGCAATTCAAATGCACAATCCTCGTCTTGTTTGAGGCGTGGGTCTTCTGGTATCTTCGGATATCGCGTATTAACCTTATCACTAATCTCGCCGAAGTCTATTAATTCTGTCATAGCGGGCTTACATGCGCTCATCTCGGGGAACCACACATTAACAAGACCCATCCAGCCCTCATATTTGACAGGCTTAATGTGGAGAGGTGGGTTTATGTACGAACCTCCGAACTGTGCCGGGTTCAGATAAATAACTCGCGCGTTTTCACCATTCATATATTGGTCTCGGCTAACACCGAGAATCATATCATCATTTTCCGGTGTTCGCCACTCGTGGCCGGCTGGGTTGCCATAAAAATCGAATAGCTTTTCACGTACTACAGACGCAGCTTCGTATGCATGCCCGTCGGCGTTGCCGGAGCCGCCGTTTGTATATCCCGAATTTTTCGGAATGAGGTAATCTAGATCGCTCTTCTGCAAAGTATCATATTTGGCGCCATACTGCCATGCTTGTTCATTACGCGCAATGAGACCAGCAAACAATTCAAGAAGCTGCTGCATCTTGCTGTCGTAGTTATCTTTGTCGGCGTCGTTCGCGGTGCTGCCAGCGCCGTGAATTAGTTCTTTTAACATTTGAACTTGTGGAATATAATAGGAACTTTGGTGACTGTTGAAGAACTTTTCAGTTTTTGGAAAATCTTTCCATTTAAGAACTTTTTGAGTTTTTTTATTCGTTGCGGGACCAGTAGTCGCCATTTCAAACCCAGACAGTCCATCGTCTATTCCCGTGAACTCAAACCTGCGGTTCTTCTTTACAGAAACAGTAGCGGTTGCTGATCTGCCCATCATCGATGCCGCGCGGAAAAGCATGGAAAACGGACCGGTTATTAAATTAAGTCCTGCTTGAAGTAAATCACCCAAGAGAGGGATGTTTTCGATCCAATTAGGTAGATCAATTAGTTCTCCCTTTTCAAAATCTTCCATCGCGTTTTCTGCTAATGGTGATTCAACTGAGGAGTTTACATTAATTAGCTCTGTGATCTTAACCCTGCATGCGTCCTCAAACCGGTTTGCAATTATTCCTGTGTCTTTAAGCCCTACGAAGATCATCCCGTCTTTGTCTACTAACTTTCCTTCTATATTTTCTCCTGCTTTCTTCTTCCTAAATTTAGGCTCTTGGATCTCTGCTATATCAGACATGTAAAGCTCTACATTAAATCCGTAACTCCACTGGCTTCCAGCCATGCCCATGATGCCGTCGCCACCGGGGTAAGCTCCACTCTTTAAGCCAATGTTTGAACCAAGTCCGCAGCCATCTCTCATACCAGCAGCGTTATCGTGATACACCAATGACATATCGCCATCGAGGGTGATATAGCTAAGTCCGGATTCGGTGCTCTTCCCTTCACTACCCTGGCGCCCCTTGCGGGCTCGTTTGTTTACTATCACCTTCTCATTAACAAAATCAACTGTCATGGGGGAATTATATCCAAAATCGGGTAATGTCAACAAGTCCACACCCTGTCCCCAGAACATATTAAAGTCTAAATCAGACCATTTGATTGATTTCTTCTTATCATTGCGATAGCCATTGTGGGAATTGAATTTAAAATGTCCACGAAGGTCCGTTCCACCGTCAGCGGGTGCGGTGCTTTGGTGCTGGTAGGCGTTTCGCGGGGCTTTATTCCAACTCTCTGCATTGGTCGAGGATCCTTCTTCAAACCACTTGGTGTATACTGAGGCATTCTGGAACTGTCTCATTAACCATTCGCCTACATAGGTGGGAAATTGCCCTTCTTGGGCTGAGAAGCCAGCGTTGCTTTGGAATAGAGAGAAAAACCCTGAGCTAGCTTCGCCGCCGTTGGCAACGTTAGTAGCAAAGTTTACGTAACTCTTATTGTTTTTAGCTTTACGGTGGTGTGCTGTGAGGGGGTTGCCCATTGTGTCACTCATGGCCATGTTCATTAGTCCCCACGAACCATCGCCGGTTAAAAAGCCACCATTACCCATCATATCTTTTGCATAAGATATTCGTAATGACTCCATAGCCATTTTGGATGAGTGTCCCGCAACTGCAATCTGCGCTGCGGACTCATATGGGAAGAGTCCATCGTCACAACCGGGCTCAGAAACGAGTACTGGCATTCCGCCGGGCCCGCCGGGGGACATGTATGATTCAAGTCCGCCTTGCATAAGGTTAGATATGTCTCCTAAATCTTGAACAAATCCATTTCTCATTTCGTCATACATTACGTCACACTGTTCTTTCGTGGCCCTACCTTCAAGAAGCTGGCAGCGTAAGTTCGCAAAGTTTTCTAATTGTTCAGGTGATGCACAGAGAGTTGGATTTGCCGGCATCGCATCCCCTTCTGGTAACGAATTTAATAAATCTTCTAGTGAATCTCTAAAGTCTAACGGCATTAAATTACCAATGTTCTTGCCTAAGCGGCCCAAAGCACGTTCGTTTGGAAGTGCGTTTCGGAATTCGGGGTACTCGAACTCAAGAAGTTGGTCTACAACTTGTAAAAACGCTTTTGGTGGTCTTCCCAAGAACCACTCAGCCATCTCTTTTCTAGTGGCTGAGGCAGAAAGATCTTCAGTAAATTTCATGAGGCCATCACGACTTGAGAAGGCTGCTCCGCCAACACCCAAGGAAGACATCATATCAACAATTGTATCTTCAACTTGTTCTGGGGAAGAAGTGGGTCCGCACAAAGATTCCTGAATAACATCCGCAAATGTTGTGGTGCCTTGGACGATTGCTGGGAGCGACTTGGCTATATCTCCAGCTGTTTCAAGGGCTTTACAAATAGCATCTCCTAGCATTTCACAAACTTTGATAAAGATTTTCATCAGCATCGCCATAATTGCTTGGCTAACTGCCCATTTTATTGCTTCCCAGAGGGCTGCCATAATGTTTCGTAGCTTCGGGATCCATTTGAATGGATTTTCGAGGCGGGGTGCGCGCATATCCGTAATATTTTGACAGAACGGAAGCTGGATACTCTTGATGAAATCCATAAAACTGGGATTAAAAAGTGGAGGGCGTGGGCAATCCATCGCGATAATCATGTGTGCAACGAGTTGGGCGCCCGGGAATTTGTTCAGTTCGTCCATTAATTCTAAGAGGTTATTACTGTAGACTTCTAACAATGCTCCAACATATAAGGAGAACATTGTGTCTGGGGCTGCGTCGGTTTGAGCTGCTTGAATATCCCATTCTTTTCCAAGGGTTCTCTGGGTTTGGCTTTGTGCTCTACCAGCCGCCTGATTATAAGAAGCTGTTGAAGACCCCCCTGCTGCCATCCCTGGTCCATTGGTCATCCCATTTGTGCGCTCGTCATTAATAACGTCCGGTTTTTCCCATGGCTTATTAGCTTCGCCTAAACTAACGAATTCTCCTGATTCCATTTTCTTCTTAACTATGGCATCTAGTTCATCTTGTTTGTGTGGAGGTAATCCAACAAATAACTCTCCAAAGTTCTCGATGGACATATTATCTAGGGCGGCTTTTACAATAGCGTTCAGGGCGCCCTCTAAATCAAGTCCGCCGAGCAAACATTCAATCGCTTGCATGAGCATATCAAACATACCACATTGTTTAATTCTCTCGAAACCTTCCGCATACATTTTATCCATTGCTTTTTGAGCGTCTTGGAATCCGGTTGCATTAGATAGCATTTGAGCACACATTCGAACAAAGATTTGATCGTCTTGATTAATCTTTTTGTAAGCTGCCGTTTGGGCCATCGCGAAGATGTTACCTTTCTCGTTCGCATTTGGATCAAGAATTAATCCCATTTGTGTATTATCATCACGGACTTCATCTAGATTAAAGCGACATATATTCTGGTTAAACTTCATAGCTATCGCGTCACCAATACCGAAGAAATCATCTAGCAAGTCACTACCTAATTCTTTAAGATCATCTGCCAAGGCGTCCGCAACACAGCTTAATGGAGTTTCACGTTTCTCAACGTCTTCATCTTTAAAGTTTGCTTTAACCGTAGGATACGTAAATTTTTCAACAAATTCTACCCAAGGTAAGGGTATCCTAGCTGAAATTGAAGCTTCCATTGGCCACAGCTTAGTAAAATACGCTACTGCTGTTTTGTCTTTCCAGGCGCCTTTTGCGTTAAGAGAAGCTAAACGCTTCTTGCTAAATCTAATTGGTCTGTTTGCACCGCATTCAGCAGTCCAAACATGTAATTTTATTAATTTATAATCATCAAAAAAGAATTTCATTTTAGTGATATCATCCAGCCAAAAACTAAAGATACCTCCCACACCTGGGATGTTAAGCCCTCTCGCGTTCATAAAACTCTCAAGGGTGTCCATGAGATCTGACATTGTGCTAGACGTGAAAACAGCCGGGTCTCCGTAGTCTTCTAAGTTGAAAATGCGACCGAGGGCGCCTTGGGGCCCATCCTGATTTGAATAAAACGTCCCTTCCAAAGATTCTGTACCAGCGGCTTGGGCTTGGTCTATTGTGTTGAGATCACCCGGTGCGGGGTTTTCTCCAACAAAAAATATGTTTCCTTCCCCTAGTTGTCGATATACCTTCAAATACATGCTGTATAACCAAAG